CTCCTCCAACGCGCGGGCCAGGTCTATCGTGTCGCCTCCGTCTGACAACACATTGGCGGCGATTTCTTCATAAACGCTATAACTGTCGTTCTGATCCCACAAAATGGTTGCCCATGTGGGATAGTTTGCCCAGCCGTCCCATTTTTGGCACATCGTTGTTTGCTCCTTGTTGGTTGGTTGGTGGGCGGCGCACAGTCCGCCCTCGTGCGTACAGTGTAGCACATGCGCTACACGGGGGGCAAGGGGGGCGAGGGGGCAAAATAGTATGGTATTTTTTCGGGTCGGGAGCCTGCCGGCGTGCGCTGGCGGGCTTTTGTTTTGGCAAAAGAAACACAAAGAAAAGCAAACCTATTGAAATTCTAGGCAGAACGAAAGTAAAATATGATTGAGTGAAGCACGAACGAAACCAGGAGCGCGGGCGCGGCATGGCTGACATGGATGAATTGATCAAACGGGTTGAGGCGCTGGAGACCGTCGTCTACGGTGATGAGCGGCTGCGGGTGCGGTCGCTGTCCTCGCAGATTGACTCGTTGGCCGGCGAGATCGCCCAGCTTAACGAAGCGTTTGAGCAGCTGCGGCAATGGCAATCGAGCGCCGTCATCTACCTGCGCGCGGCGATGGCGCTGCTCGGTATCCTGGGGCTTAACGGTCTGCGCGAGCTGGCCGCGTTCGGTGTGGGTCTGCTGCAATAGGAAGGAGAAGGCGGGCGATGGGTTTCATCTACTTGTTGCGGTCGCGTAAATTCTGGGTAGCGGTGCTGGCCGTGGTCTCTCAGGTGACAGTAGCGGCGGGGTATGGGGAGATTGATCCAGAACTGGCAACGGCGATCACGGTGGTGGCGTCGGTGCTGATCGGTTCGATTGCGCTGGAGGACGCAGCGCGCAAACGATGAGCGGCCACGTTCTAGGCGTCTACTGGTCGCCACAGCATAAGGCGCAGCGCAGCGACCGCGAGTATATCGAGGTCTTGCGGCCTCCGCTTGTGCGTATTCTTGACCCTGGTCTCGGTGATATTGCGGACGTGCATAGGGTCGCGCCGGATGCGTTGATCGCGCTGCGTTACTGGACAGTGGACGACCACGACGGGCGCGCCGTGCGTGACCTGATGGCCGACCCGACCGGAACCGGCGTGCGCCATGCGCGTGAGTACCGTAGCATCTTGGACAGCCTCCAGCAGGAAGCGCAGCGTACCGGCGTGCGCATCCCACGCGCTGACCGGCTGGTGTTCAACGCAGCCAACGAGCCAAACCAGGGCGGGGAACCAACGCAGATTGCCGCGTACAATGTGGCGTTCTTGGATGAATGCACTCGGCTGGGGCTGCGGGCTGCGGCGTTGTGCTTGGGTGTGGGGTGGCCTGCGAGCAAGAGCAGCGCGCCGAAATCGCCGGTAGACTGGCGGCCATACGTTGACGCCGGCTTGGAGCAGGCCATCAAGCGCGGCGGGCATCTGCTAGAACTGCATGAGTACTGCTACAAGAGCGGACCTCAAGACGGGTGGCGGTGGTTCTGTGGGCGGCATCTGCAATGCCCGCTAGACGTGCCGATCCTGCTCGGTGAAGTCGGCATTGACAATTACGTTGATGCAAAGCGATGGGAACGGGAAAGCGGTGCGCGTGGGTGGGTGGGTAACGTCGGGGCGGAGCAGTACGCCGACATGATTGCATATCACATCCGCAACAGTGACAGCCGCGTCATGGCTGCGCTGCCGTTCATTACCGATTACCGAGACGCTAGCAGCTGGGCGAGCTTTGACACGCGCGACGCGCACCAGGCGTTACTAGCACGAGCGCACCAGATGAAACCGGGCGTGAAGTTCGGTTCCGTTGCAGTCGTGTTGCCTGCGCAGCCGTCGCCTATCGTGGTCAAGGCTGGCATCATTCCGCCGGCGGTGGCTGAAGCCGTGATGAACGTAGAGAGCGGGGGGCGGGCGTATGCGGCAGACAACCGGCTGATCATCCGCTTCGAGGCGCACATCTTCAAGACGCAGCTAGGCAACGACGGATTGTGGGCGCAACACTTCCGGCACGGCTCGCCATCGTGGACGGGGCAATACTGGCGCGCATCGGAGCAGGACGCATGGCGGCCCATTCACACGGGCAACCAGGCTGACGAGTGGGCGGCGTTTGAGTTCGCTCAGAGCCTGGCCGGGGAAGCGGCGTCACGGTCGATCAGTATGGGCGCATTCCAGATCATGGGCTTCAACTATGCGCGGCTGGGCTATGCGTCGGCTGAGGAAATGCGCCGGGGATTGGGGCGAGGGCTGGCGGTGCAGCTGCTAGGCTTCGTGAACTTCGTGCTAGGTGATGCGGAGTTGTTGCGCGCGATGCAGGGGCGAGACTGGCGGACGATTGCTCGCATCTACAACGGGCCGGGGAACGTGGACGCAGCCGCAGCCAAGTACCAAGCAGCGCACGAAAGGATTGTAGCAAGTGGGTAAGCACGCCTCAGCAATGGAAACTGCCTCGGCGGTGTCTATGCTGCTGCTGCTGGGCTATCCAAACACGCACGGCGCGTTGAGCCAAGTTGCGCGACAGTACAACCGCAGCCCGGCAACGGTCTTGGAGTGGTGGCGGAAGCACAAGGACACGTTGTCTGCGCCTGTCGAGCCGATTGTACGCACGGACTCAGAGTATATCGCGCTGGCGCGTGAAGAGTTGCGCGATCTGTTGGCCGGTCATTTGCGCGTGCTGCTGCCCGCCATGAACAAGAAGCTAGATGCGGCGAGCTACGGCGAATTGTCGAAGGGGCTTGATGTCATTGTCAGGGGGCTTTACCTACTCGACGCAGGGATTAATTCCCCAGATGCGGAAGCGCAAACGGGGCCGACCATCACGGTCATCAGCCGCGGTGTATCCGGATTACCAGTTACGATGGCATCCGGCGCAAGAAACGGTGATGAAGAAGATGGGCCGGTATAACGTGGTGGCGTGCGGGCGGCGTTGGGGAAAGACGCTCATGGGGCGTGACCTGGCGGCGCTCGTGATGCTGCACGGCTATCCCGTGGGTTGGTTTGCGCCTCAGTACAAAATTCTGGCGGACGCGTGGCGGGAATTGGTTGAGGATTTGCGGCCATACACGGTTGATAAGTCCGAAACAGAACATCGCCTTGTCTTGGCTACGGGTGGCGTGCTGGAAGCGTGGACGCTAGAGAACAAGGACGCTGGCCGCAGCCGCAAGTACGCGCGCATCATCGTTGACGAAGCCGCTTATGTGCCAAACCTGATGGACGCGTGGACCCGCTCCCTACGGCCTACGCTGGCGGATTATCGGGGGGACGCGTGGTTTCTCAGCAGCCCGGCGGGGCGCAACGACTTTTGGCAACTGTGGACGCGAGGCCAGGACCCACTACAACCCAACTGGGCGTCGTGGCAGATGCCCACCAGCACCAATCCCTACATCCATCCTGACGAAATTGAAGCGGCGCAGCAAGAGCTACCGGAACGCGCGTTTGCAGAGGAGTGGCTAGCGGAGTTCTTGGAGGACAGCGCGGTATTCCGTCGCATCACAGAAGCGGCTAACGCGCAGTGGCTGAACGCCCCGATCCCTGGGCACAAGTACGTCATTGGCGTAGACCTGGGCAAGCACAACGATTACAGCGTCTTTGCGGTGATGGACGTGACGACGCGCAGCTTGTGTCATTTGGACCGCACAAACCAGATTGAATATGTGGTGCAAGCAGAACGGTTGCGCTCGCTGGCTGACAGGTTTGGGGCTGCCAAGATTGTTGTAGAGTCGAACAATGTCGGCGATGTGATGCTTGAGATGCTGCGGCGAATGGGGCTGCCTGTTGTTCCGTTCTCGACTACGCAAGACAGCAAGCAGAACGTCATTGAGACGCTGATGCTGGCCTTCGAGGAGGCGACCCTACGCATTATTGACCACCCCGTTTTGCTGCAAGAGCTTCGGTCGTTTGAGGCCAAGCGAGTAGCGAACGGTCGGCTAAAGTACGGCGCGCCGGCGGGGATGCACGATGACTGCGTGATGGCGTTGGCGATTGCGTACGAGGCGATGCGGAAGGCAAACACCATCATGCGGCCTGTTATGCGCGCGGCTGTGGCGTGATGGGGAGGCGGCAAACGGTTTCGCAATTGAGATTTGTTGCTGATTTAGATGCGCTAGACGATCCGATGCTGGTGCTAATCGCGGCGGTTGTGCGGCTGGCGCTGCGCGATGCACAACTCGCAGGACGCACGGCCAAAGCACGGCGCATACGCGCGGACGCTCGAATGTTTCTGCGCACATTTGGCATACAGGAGCTTGAAAAATACTGTGAACGATTTGACGATTGACGACATCAAAGAACGCGTTGGGGAAATGGAGTCTGATTTGTCGGACTACCACAACGCTGCTGACGTTTGGGAAAAGATGTGGCGGCTAGAGCCTTTCAAGGAACCGTACTCTGAAAGCATCAAGCTGGATGCAGTGGAACGGGTTGTGCTGCCGACAACGTACAACGTCGTGCAGTTGGCGACGCGCATGATTGCAACGGAACCGCGCATTGAAGTCCCGCAGAACGATCCGACTGAGGAAGGCGATGACAGCGGAGAGAAAAAGGAATCGTGGTTGACGGCGTTTTGGCAACGCGCGAACAAAGAGCAGCGGCGGAATTTGGTCGAGGATATTGCCTGGTATCAACTGGTGCGCGGGCGAGCAGCCGTAGAAATTGCGTGGATTAAGGACGAGTTGCCGACGCGACTTCGAGATCGGCGGCTGCCGCTGCTGGTAAGGACGTTGGACCCGCTGAACGTTGGCATTAAGCAGGGGCCGTACTGGACGCAGTATGCGTACCACAAGTACAGCGACAAGCGCGCGGCGATTCTCCAGCGTTACCCGGACATGCAGTTTCGCAACAAGCGGGCGGCGGTGAAAGACCGTGACCAGGAAGAGTACGAGGTCATTAGCTTTTACTACACCGATGATGAAGGGGTTGTGTGGCACGCCGTATCGGTGGATGACGAGTGGGCTAAAGAGCCGTGCCCCACTGATTATCTGGAAATCCCGATTGTTATGATGTACGGGGACAGCGCGCCGCTGACGAATGAACTGTATCGCGGCTTGTCCATCCTGCATCCGTTGCGCGAGTTGTGGCCGTATCAATGCCGCCTTGCCAGCCAGATGGGGACGGGGCTGCTGTACTACTTCTATCCCATCATCAAAATCTTGAACCCGCAGGGCGTTGACTTGCCAGACATCGAGATTCGGCCGCGTGGGACGTATCCGCTGCCGCCGGGGGTAGACATTGACATTGTGCGGCCTGACGTGAACATCAACCTAGCGCAGCAAATGTTGGGGTTGGTGGACAGCTACATTCAGATGGCAACGTTTCCAGGCGTGATGTTTGGGAAAGAGCCGGGCGGGGTGCAGGCTGGGTACGGTATCAACACGTTGGCGCAACAGGCGCGCAGCCGCATCAACACTATCCGCAGCAACATGGAAACGGGGCTGGAGCATGTGAACGAAATTGTCCTGCATATGGTAGCGGAGTTCGGCGGGGCAGAAGGCGTGACCGTGTGGGGCAAGGATGAGCGACAGCGGTCGCTGTATTCGCAAACGTTGAGCAAGAAAGACATCGGCACGCAGTATCAAAACGCCGTGACGCTTGTGCCGGAAGTGCCGATGGACGACACGCAAAAAATGACTGCGCTGCTACAACTGGTGCGCGAGGGCATTCTGAGCAAGCAGACCTATCGCGATGTGGCGATTAACATTCCTTTGCCCAAAGATGAAGAGGTGCGAGTCGGCACTGAACGCGCGTTTGAGTCGCAAGAGCTAAGCCCCAAGCGGGTGCTTTACACGATGAAGACGCGCTATCCAAAGACGTGGGAGCAAGTGATCGCGTTGACGCCGCTAGAGCAGTTGGCGCAGCAGGAAGCAGAGATGGAAGCCGCTAAGCGCGCTGAAGCTCAGGCCAAGCGTGACGCTGCTGCTGGAGAAAAATACGCCAGTACCGGCGTTGTGCCAAAGGGGTATACATTGACGCCCGACGGTCGTATAGTGAAAACAGGCAGAGACGCAGCACCGCCGCCGGGGATGCAGCCGGGGATGCAGCCACCGCCGCCGGGGATGCCGCCAGGAATGCCGCCAGGA